TGATTCAAGTTGGGTATTTCTTGGTCACCTACCATGCGGTTAATCTGGGTCGCCACGTAGGTTTTCTTTTTACTACTGAACCATCCCATAGTGTGTTCCTCGCGTTAACAAAAAAGGGGAAGGCACATGCCTTCCCCTTTGCTTTCCTGTGTGTTGATTTGTTTATACAGCTATGTCAATACCCTGCAACATTTTGGAAATTGCAAGACCAATGTTGGCGTCATCCAGTTTATTGGCACTGTTGACCGGCGTAGAATCGTCCATTGTCTTGCGAACGTTCCATGTGTCTACCATCAGTTTTGCCGCCTTCTGTTCTGAGTCACGGACAAAGCCTCTTTGCTGGGCCTCGTACAAGGCACCCTGGCGACCAATAACACTCTCAGGACTCACGCCTGCACCCGAAGTCTGGGCCTGTTCAGTCACCTTCTTCTGAGCCAGTAACGCAGTCTCAGTGATGGTCTTCAACGTCTGTTCCTGGATCAGATTAAACTCAGCACTGAGCTTGCACTCTTGTGCCAGTAATACCGTTCCTTCAATAATGGCGTTTGCAAATTGTTGATTTGTTAACTCGGTTTGTGCCTCTGTCGCCAACTTGTCAGCCAGCATGTTGATCTTCTGCTGTTCTTGCACATCTACCTGTGCGTCAATCAGATCGCCCTGCTTAGGGATGTTGAGTGCTTCTGCCGCAAGGTTTATTTTTTGCTGCTCAGTTAACAAATTCTGTGTAACCATCTGCTCGATTTGTTTATCTAACAGAGTACCTTGCTTGGGAACGTTAAGAGTTTCAGCTTCAATTTGGTTTGTTTGTGCAGTAATGCGTGCGTCTTCTGTAATCAAATTTTGAGTCTGTTGTTCTTGGCTTATAGTTTGAGCATCCAGTAACAAACCCTGCTTAGGGATGTTCAGAGTCTCTGCTTTAACTTGTGTCGTTTGTGCCTCTATTCGTAACCCTTCCGTCACCAGATTCAGTTTTTGCTGTGTCTGTACGGCTGCTTGAGCATCCAACACCACACCCTGTTTTGGTATGTTTAACGCATCGGCAATCAGGTTTTCTGCCTGTTGTTCAGCCAACACAGTCTGAGCCACAATCTGATCACGCGTTGCAATCAGGTTCTGTGTCTGTTCTGCGATTTGAAGCTGGTTCAGTCCTTCAGACTCAATTTGCTTTGCAATCAACTGGGCCTGTAGGTCCACTTGCTGCTGTTGCAAAAGGAATTGCAGTGATTGGCTCATCACGGACTGGAGGGCACCGAGGTAGACCGTGGCATACTCACTGCCTTTGATACGGCCCTTTGAATACTCGTCGGCCAGGTGGGCTTTGTTTGCCCGCATCAACTCGTCGAAGACGCCAGTACCGGTGAGTTGGCCTTGTGTCAAGTCTGTTACTGTAATCGCTGCCATGATCTACCTCAGTGTTCCAATAACTTACGCGGCTGCTGTGCCTTTCGACATAGCCTGGCGTTGAGCCAGTTCTTTCATTTCCTGTGCGGTCAGTGCCGGCAGGACTTCAACGGCAAACGCCTTGATCGACTTACCTTCACGGATCTGGCGCCCACGTTCGTCACGCTTACTGACAAACACCTGGCATTGCTTACGGCGGATCATCTTCAGGATCACACTCGGCACATGCCATTCCACGTCAAACGGGACATACACTTTGTAGGTGCCGATGATGCGATTGCCGGCACAGAAAAAGTCACCGTCATATTCACGTTTGTTGGGGTCCATGCACGTCACACGGATGCGCGTCAGGGCAGCGGCTTCTTTTTTAAAAACAACCCGTTGCTCGTTTTCAGTCAGTGTTTTGGTGACGGGTTTGGTCAAATCGAGGCCATCGTTGACAGGCTCTTTATCGGCCAGTGCATCGGCCACTTTGGATCGCAAGTTGTCTACGGTGATGTCTTTGCGGTATTTGAGGCCCATCGTGTCAGCACGATCTTTCAATCCATCAAGTTCGGACGGTGGGGTTGCGTCATCTTCAAACATTCTCAATACTCCAGTTATTCAAAAGTAAGTAGAGAGAGGGGACATCCCCTCTCTCTATTGCGGGTTACATCGGTGCGGAGGTCTTCACCAGCGCAATACGCTCACCACGTTCCAGAAGGAAACCGTAGTACCACTTGACGGACATGAAGCCAGTCTCGCCATACGGATCGTTGGCATACGACTCAGGGGTGCCAGGCTTGCTGTGCTTGATTTTGAACTTCACGGTCTTGCCATCGGTTTGAAAACCAATGGTAGAAAAGGAAGAATCACCAACCACCAGCATGGGGAACACGTCGAACTTGCCACCGGTTGCAAAGTGAGTTGCGTTCGCGGAGCTATCAGCGCCGGCGCCTTCCCACTTCATCATTTCCGGTACAATCACGATGCGGAACTTACCCACCATGCCTTGCTCGTTGGTCAGTACAGTGCCACCGGCTGCGTACTTCTCAACAGGGATGTAAGCTGCGTTACCGTGCAGATCCACCATGCCTTCCAGCAGAGGCTGCATTTCAGAACCACAGTACATAACCCGACCACCAGGCAGCGTCTTGGTATCAACCAGACGGGTGCCAGTGATGATCTTGGTCTGCTTCGGGGTACGGTTGTTGTCCAGGTCAATGGACAGACGCAGCAAGTCACCGTAGGTCACTTCAGAAGTCTCATCCACTTCGTTGTCGTCGGTGGCAATGCCGCCGAACTTCACAACACCGGCAGAGTTCAACAGGTCAATCTGAAGCAGGTCTTCAGTGATCTCGTTGGCGCCACTGAGCATTTCACGGTTGATGTGCATGGCCAGGTCGGCGTCAGTATCAAAGTTCAGAGACTCTTCGGTGTACTCATCGAAGAAACCAAACTTAGCAATAGAGCCTTCAAGCTCTTTCCGTTTGAAGCCTACGCGGTTAACACGGCCACCGGTTTCAGACAGGACAGGCATCTTGCCGGAAATGGTGCCTACGTCTTTGCTGGAACCATAAAGGTTACCGTTGGCAGTCGTTGCACCGGACGCATCAATACCCTGGTCGTTGATGTTGGCGTCATCCAACAGCGGCAGGTAATGGAACTTCTTCAGGGTTTTACCCATGTTCTTCGGCATAGACTGGACGTTCGCCAGTTGACCAAAGTGTTGTTCTTTACGCATCTCAATGAGTGCGCGTTTTTCATAATAATCAGTACGTAGCTGCTTGCCTACACCGGATGGGGCACCATCGGCTGGAGCGTTATATGCGCGAGACATAAGCTTCCCTTATCTTATCTGTGTGATGAGTTGTATGACTTTTCAAAGTCTTCGTCTGACATAGACAAAGGGTTGTAGTCATCCTGTGCAGATGCACCTGGCTTGGTTCGTGTGGAGCTTGCAGCTCGCTTCTTCTGTCTGACTGCTGGATCGACTTTCGCCTTGGGCGGTTGAACCACTTTCTTAGTGGGTGCTGCGTCTGGTTTCATCAGTGCGTTCAGCTTGCCCTCTTCACTCATGGCGTAACCAACCTGGTGGTAAGCTTCAATATCCGACAATCCACTCAAGCGACCGAACGTGCGTTGCTTTTCAACCTCGGCATTAACGAGTTCATAAACACCACTGGCCATGTGAGTGTTAATGGTTTCAAGTGCCGTTGGGTTATTGGCAACATGCTGCTTACTTGCAGCATCCCACTTATTGCTAACGAGGTTGATGGTGTCCGAGTACGATGTGGTGTCCTGGATTCGCTCCAGTACATCGTCCAGTTCCATCTCACGATCATCGACAGTGTAAGATTTGGGTTTGTAGTCGCTTTCGGCATCAACGTCCATATCCATAGGATCAAGGCCGTTGTCTTTAATCAGTTTTTGAATCGCACCTTTGTCACCTTTGTGGAGGTCGATCAAATAACTGAGCTTCCCTTCGTCCAAGAGTTCGTTGTTCTCAAGGAGTTTTAGAGTCTTCAAAGATGGCTTGAGTCCAGCCATCTTCTTATTGTAATTGGCGCCCATTTGCATAAGCTGACGTGCTTCGTCAATGGTGGCCACTTTCATTTCTTTACCGTTCGCTTTGAACGGTGTCATCAACTTTTCGTATTCAGTCTTGTAATCAACGGCTGCATCTTCTTTGCCGTTTTCTTCTGAACCAGATTCTTCAGGTTTAGCGTCTGGTTCAGCGGTGTCAGATTCATCACCCGCGTCTTCGCCTTCTTCAACGTCGTCATCGTCATCGGCGGTTACATCATCATCTTCATCATCTTCGGTTGCAGAAGACTCAGCCGCCTCTGCCTCCGGCTCGGCGTCTTCTTCTTCAGCTTCCTGATCATCAACCAGGGGTTCATCAGAAGAGTCGTCATCAACAACGGGTTCATCGAACGCACTGGTGTCCATGTTTTCAAAATCTTCATCAGACATACCCAGAGCATCCATATCGGCTGCTTGGTCATTGGTCTCGGTGGATACACTCATGCGTCTTCTCCCTCGCTGTTAATGTAATCAAGTTCATCGTTGCACGTATTGATCGCTTCGCGTGCGCTGTCTGCTTCACGACGCACTTTGCTTAGAAACTGGGTAAATGAGCCAATGGCATCAATATCCCGTACAAGTCGTTCCTGTACACGGGCGTCTTGCATATTGCCATCAGACTTGAGATGAACAAGCCGTACTGCTTCGTTGTGCAGATACTGTTCTTGAATAACCCGTTTGAAGTCTTTGTTCTTTGTAAGACGTTCAAGGGATACACCCAAGGTAACAAGTTCTTCGGCTTCTTTAATACTCAACTCAAGTTCATCTACATCGTGTTGGCTCATAATAAATCCCAATTACCTTTTGAAGTTCAATAGTGTTAAGCGATCTTGACAATAAACAAATCAAAAACATTTATCACAACTTTTTACGCATCTGCACCAGATAAGTATTTTTTAAGTTCTTTGTTCTGCTCCGCTGACTGTTTTAAGTTGTGTTCAAGTACCTTTGTTTGTCCTTGAGCTTTGGCTTGTTCACCTTGCTTTTGTAAGTCGCGTTGTTGTGTAACACCAGACTCTTGTTCAACGTAATCCAAATCTTTTCTATCGGTATCACTTTGCGTATTACCGGCTTTGACTTTATCCAGTTCAGCTTGTGCCAGGTTTTCAGTGGTACGTGATTTGATTTCATCAATCTTCGCCCGCATCTCTTCCATCTCCAGCTTCTGCATTTCTTGCTGGTGTGGGTCAGGTTTGGGTTCAAACGATTCAATCTTGTGAGCCAGTACTGGCATCTTCCGCAGTCGGCTGATCTCAGTAAGGATGATCTTGCGTAACTCTGGATCTTCACTGGGGCCCAGGGTCTGAAGCATGAAAGCAAGCTCACTGGCTTTCTTTTCATCTTCTTCAGCGGTGGATATGGTCAGTTCAAGATCGTACTTACCGGCCAACTCATCGCGGCGAACCGTCACAAAGTCATCGTTGGTGACGCGAACCACTTCTTCTTCGTCCATGAACACAGCGTTCATTGCAATGAACTTTCTGCCAATGTCCACAAGGCCCGCAGACATCCGGCGCAAGATGCCCATCTCACGCTTGGAGGATGCTTCAAGGGCACCGCGTACACCGGCCGCCACATCGCCAAACGATGCACCAGACACGCCCTGGTCATACGCCTTAACACCGGTCAGAGACTCGGCTTCCATGTTCTGCTGTTGCAGCATGAACTGGGCGCTGTTGGGGATCTCAGGGAAGGTGTGCATGTACATACCCTGGCGAGGATCGACCGTCTGGTTGAACTCGTAGTCCTCACCGTTACGCCACTTGCGCTTGTTCACCGCATCCAACGCGTCTTTACGCATACCCTGCTGACCGTTAGCAGACCGACCCATAATGTCAATCATGCCGCGTGTCACAGCACCCAGAACGTTCTGGTTGTCTTCCAACAAAGCACCGTCAGGTTCGCCGTGTGTGGCTTTACGCTTAGGTAAGTAGTGAACAATCACGAAAGGTATTTCTTTATCAGGAAACGGGTTCTTTTCCATGCGGATAAGCTGGTTACCCACCCACGCCGCTACAATAGGCTTAACAACACCAGTACCGTCAATATCCCAATATCCCCAATATTCATAAACGATAATTTTCTTACGGGGCTCATCGTTAAACGTAAAGCTGTACGAATCATCCGAGGCGTGATCTGGGTCACCCAGAGGTGAGTTATCACTAGGATTAATCTTTTTGAGGTTTTTGTACTTGCCATCTTTTTCCAACTCCGACAATGAAGACTCAAAACTGTAAAGAAGAAAGCCTGCTTTAGTCAGGTCGCCTTTACACGTTGGATCAATAATGACGTTGCGGTAATCGCACACTTCAACCGTGGGACGGTTCTTGACCGTGCGGGTGCGTGTTTCTTCTTTTTGTCCTGTGACTTCAGGGCGAATAGGTTGACCATTCTCTACAGTAAGGTCATGAGCAATGCGAAGTTCTTCTGGTACATCGGTGTGATACGCATTGGGGTTTTCTTGTTTCAGTTGAGCAAGTTCCTGGTGCAGTTCTGCTGACGCTGGATCAACAACGTACTCCACTTGTGGAAACGTATCGGTGTACTCTTCCTCTTCAAAGTCCCAACCCACACGACAAATGATCGTGCCTTCATCAACGCCGGTACGCACGTACTCGTCGATGAATTTGACTTTGTTAATAGCGGTACGGAACTGACTGTTCAACAATGTCTGGTTTTGTACCGCACCTGGTTTGTCTTCCCAGGTAATGGGCGCCACTTTAAACAGGTCGTCTGTACTTAGGAACGGTTCAGACAATGCAGCGTAACGCCACTCGGCTTGTTTACGAATCAGCTTAGGGACAATCTTGGATCGACCAGGCACCGCTTTTATTTTAGCTTTGCCTTCGACGTTCAGGTTGTCTAAGTAACCTGTGATTTTAGACACCTGTGTATCGTGATCTGGTTGAGCTTCGTTAAGATCAGATTTTAAGTCTCGCAGTGTGGGCTCGTTCTTCCACTTAGTAAGCGGTTTAGTAGACATCTCTGGATCGTATTGCTCTTCAATATCAGCCATAAGTATTTAACCCTGTGTCATGTACAATTCCGTACATGGTATGCAATTAAACAAAGGAGTGCCGAAATGAATATCAAACCAGTACACGACAACTTTAAAATGCCTGTTAAAGCATCCAACGGTGCGGCCGCGTATGACTTGTACATGCCTGAAGGTGGAACATTGTTTGGAAGTAACCCCATCGGTGTGTTTGCAGGATTAGGATTTAAAGCCGCCGTACCTCAAGGACACGTTGCGTTATTGTTACCACGTTCAGGTAAAGGCGCTAAGAATGGCCTGTCTTTAAATAATACCGTGGGCGTTATTGATCCAGATTACCGAGGTGAATGGATGGTATGTTTACGTAACCGCAATGAACGTCGATTTGATTGGGAAGCCGATGATCGATTGGTTCAGATGATTGTGGTTAAAACAGAAGAGCTTGACTTAATGTTGGTCGATGATCTTGAAAGTACTGACCGTGGCCTTGGTGGCTTTGGTTCAACAGGAGAGTAAGCATGGAAGGTTTTACAGAGTATGAAAGTAAACCTGTCACGCGACTAGCTTACCGCATTACCGGTAATGAAGTTATTCAGGCAATTGATGCCAACACATTTGTGATTGCTATTGAATACACCAACGTTACATTTAAAGCACATGAAACGTTTTTCCCTGGTGATTACATTGTTCACTTGTCAGAAGACGATGTGTACCACTGCCGGCAAGCCGTATTCCACGAACGGAACATTGTCTAAGTGCGGGATTGGCCCCGCTAGGGGCCATCCCTGCTTAGACCCAACCACCTTTTGCAAACTTGTTCATGCCCCCCGTCTGACTGATTTCAAACCCTGACAACTCCAGGCGCTGACACGCTTGCTCGTACTTGGCCGCGTAGTTGTTGCCCTCATGGAAAGTCTCAGCCATGCCCACAGGGTTCATCACGCGGCTGGCCACGTACAAGGTTAAGGCTTCCAAATGGGTGTACGGCAGATCAATCTCTGTCCGGTCCAGCGGCAAGTATTTTGCCATCATATCCAGTGGCAGATGATTGGCTCGGTAAAACACCTCCAGCACCGGTGACGCCAGTTTCTCGTACAACGTCAGCGGTACACTCAGTGTCCGGTAGTCGGGCGTGTGCAGCGACTCAGGCTCTCCCAAGACATTGATCAAATACTCATCGTTTACCAGATCGCGTACCGCTTCGATGCGTAGCAGGTCTGGCTCATCTATCCGGTAAGTGCCCGTGCCTGGAACCAAATTCACAACGTGCGTGCGTTCCTTCAAAAAGAACCGCGTGTGCAGCGCCGCAAGACCCATGGTCACATGAGTGATCAGCATGGTCTTCTGGCGTTCGCCCAATTCACCTTCACTGGTGTCGGCCATAAACGCATTTCGCAGCTCGCCGTGACTGAGCTGGTCTATCACATCTTTCAAATTCATAATCTGGCTCCGGTATTAAACAACGTAAGAACTCATGGGTGAGTCCGGCTCATCTTCGTCTTCCATACTCCAGATTCCGTCCTCATCCTGCTGAGATAAATCACCGGTCTCACTGGGGCGCCAGGCGTTCATCACAGCCAGTTGGCTGATGGTGTCTATGAAGTCATCGTGCTTGGAACGAAAGCCACTCCTGGACGCGAGAGACAGCTCATTGATTGCCTCTAACAAGGGCGCCGTAGCTCTTTTTTCAATTGGGAAGAACACCTTGTGCAGTTTGAACTGCGGAACCATGACGTTGAACCGTTCCAGTTTGCCCGTTCCAGGGCGTAACCCAGGCTTGCTTTTGTTGTTCTCAGAAGCCAGCGCAAAGTACACGTTACGGTACATCATCTCGTTCATGATCCAGGGTATGAAACCGCCTTGCTGCCCACTCACTTCCACACCCACCGACTGCGGCCGGTATTTCTGAGCCAATCTGAACAGATCATTCACGCTTTGATCCATAAGCTGACGTTTGCACACACCGTCCACCCACAACCAGTCCCCGTTGTTGTTGTGCGCCCACACAGAAAGTACCGAGAAGTCGGCTTTCTCTTCTTCGCTGGTAGCAAAGTCTGTGGTGATGTAGAAGTTGAACAGTGACTGGTTACGCAGCACATTGTTGATTGAGTACCACATGATCTCGTTGTCTTGGATCAGACGGTCTTCGTCCGACATGATCCGCAACATCAACTCCTGGTTAAAGGTGTCCACCTTTCCCAGTAGCACAGCTTTGTCGTACTGCTTCTTCACATACGAATAGGGGAAACGGTCTGGCCAGCTTCCACGGAAGTCTTCTTCTGAACATGGGAACTGTTCACACACAGGAAACACGTTGACCTGCCAGGCGCCGGACTCAACCGCTTTGTACAGTGGGTCTTTCGCGTTGAACGGTGTACCGGACCAGATCATCATGTTGCGTGTCGGGTGCAATGCGTACTCAACGGCTTTGTACACCGTGTCTTCTACGGCACCGATCACCGTGGTGGAGCGTGCGTCTTCATCCGAGATCAAGTCATCCATTACCGCCAACTGCGGGCGTATGCCCATCTCCTTGGCACCACGCACACCGGTCTTGGCACCGTACCCTTTGACAATGAAAATCTTGCCATCGGCGTTGTGGAACTCCCAACGGATGTCAGTGAACCTGGCAATGGGGATGTACTCCAGCAAGAACTCTGAGTTATCGCGCCGGAACTCCAGGTTCTTCCGCATGTTCTTTACGCCGTTCTCGATCGAGTCCGACACGTACAGCGCCAGGTCCACGCGACCGAACACAGACAACGTGCCGTACACCGCAATGTACAAGAACAGGTACTCACCCATCACCGTGGTCTTTGCAATGCCTCGGTGACACAGGTTCACAATCCGCGTGCCACCGTCTGAAATAGTGTCCAGCATGTGGTAATGAACCAGGGGCGTCAGGTGTTCCTCACCCTGGGCCCCATTGACCAACTTAATGAACGTCACAAACTCAATGGCAAAGTCTGACGGTACATAGCTTGGATCAGGGGCGTAACTCATAGCGTTGAGGTAATCCTCAACACCCATGATCTCTTGAAGGACTTCTGCTACAGAATCAATCACGATATAGCACCGGCTCTTCCTCGGGCGCTATCCCCTCGTGTGTGCAAGATTGCCCGTAAGCTGCGTACTCATTGCAGATGATGTAAAGCTGATCCAGTTTACGTTTGTACGCGGCGATGCTGTGTTCAAGAGCTTTAACACGGGCAGTGGAACGTTCCAATTTATAGCGGTAAAAGAACACAGTGTTCAGCAGCAGATCAGCAAGCCATTCAAGCCGCCCACTTTTTACATACAAAGACTTGTTAAGTTTTGCCCACTGGTACAGTTTAGTGATCATCTACGGTTTCTCCGGTTACGTTATCGAGTGTGAGTTTGCTGTGTGCGGCTTCCTGTGCGCTGATGGAACCAGACTGAATACCGGTACGGATCTGCGCTGTCAGGGCATTGGTGGCTTCACGCAGTGCAGAGATCGAACTGTCTTCAGACGTGGACACCTGAAGCTCAACTTTCTGGGTCTCGGGCATCTTTAGGTGAGTCAACAGATGGGCAGCAGAATCACTGCGTACCTTTTCGCTACTGGCGTCGTTCATCAAGCCGGCCAGTACGTTGATCGCCTCTTGTGCCTTATCCTGGTTCAACACCCAGGTAGGAATCAGCGACTGCTCCATGATCAGCGATACAAGCTTTGACTTGTTGTACGCCGTGACGTAACTGGCCATATCCTTTGCTGCCACACCCCGTGCGGTCCAATCAACAATCTTGTGTGGGAACGTCGCCGTAAACGCACCCATGTTGGTTTTACCCATTAACTTCTGGCTCACGTACTTCACGGCTTCCACATAGTTCGTTAACTTGAACCGACCGTCTTTCATAACGTGTGCATACGACAGCATGTTCTCCCGATAGACTTCGTACATATCAGGGTCACCCAGAACCAGATTGATCTTATTAATCAGTTCCTGGTTAACAGACTTCTTAATTCTTGCGGGTAACGCTTCCTTAAACTGCTCGATACTGAGCGCGTCCATATACAGTCCCAATCCATATAATAAATAAGGTTCGACTATAAAAGACTGGTTACTATATTGCAGAGAAAAAAGAACCCCGCATTGAGCGAGGTTTGTAATGGTTAAACACCAAAAGGATTAGAACACGTCCATAAAGAACGGCCGAATGTCCATAGTCCATTCATTGTGTTGATCCAGTAACTCCATCACTTCACCAAACGCTACCCTAGAATTAAGTACCGAGGGCACCCATTGGGCTTTCTTGTTCTGTGAAATAGCATAGCGTTTACCAACACCAATGCACCCTGCAAGGTCGTCCATCCAATTGGCGGGATGCAACATAATAAAGGTCCGGTCAATGACATCGGTGACTTCCCACCCTTCCTGATACTGACCACCACTGGTTCGTGACACCACGGGAGAGTGACGCTTCTCCAGTGTATAAATACCATTAGGAATACAGGACACATACGCTTCATTGTCTAACCACGGCCTTTCAATTGTGTAAACGGATTCACCAGTAGGAAACTGCAAACGTCCAAACGTACCCCAGGGTGTAAACGCATCGCGTGTTAATACCAAACTGTTACTCATAACCTCTCTCTCATTAGTTAATGGATCGCGGCTATGTATACCAACATTATAAATAATATTTTGGGAAATGATAAAAGAACGGTTCAGGTTTTTGACAAAATCATAATTTGGGTACGGAAGCATATCTGACAGTAGCGGGACCAAAAAACCAAACCACCCCCCCCTACTACCCACTACCACCCATAGGGCCACCACCACTGCCCTACTACTCCACTGTCGTGAGACCAATGGATATCCACCTCAACTAATCAATGAGTACTCATTATGTTTCAAGCTATCAGCAATGTATGGCTAGCAATAGCCACCATGTTCAACATGCTAAACCGTACAGCCAACGCGCTGGACCACCTCGCTCGTGCCGGCGAGGAATCTGCCCGCATCTGGGCGGATCAAGTCATCGAAGATCAAAAGGTTACCGACTCCACTGATGGCGAAGAGCCATCAGAAGAAGAACCTACTAAGTAAACCTACGCTCTCCCTCACGGGAGAGCTAAGTTCTCTCTACACATAAGAGACTACACATATACTACCTCTACACAACCTACACACTCTGGAGACAGTGAGGATTGTAAAGGAGAGACAGAGGACCGGAGTTAACGCAGCAGTGACAGATACACTCCGTGTATGTTGGTGATGATGAGGCATGACCTCACTTAACCTTAGTTGATATACAGGTGACACACATGACCACACCCAAGCTCAGACTCCACACAGTACGCGCTACGCACATGTATCACGCTTACCCTACGTTGGGTGAGTATCTATCCAACAGCAGCAATGACAGCGTTCACAGTACGCGAGAGGGAGAGGTTGAATCTACCAGTCTTACTAATAATGGTTCACTATCATCCGACTCCGATACTCTATCTTCACCCAA